AATTATCAATTGTTATCACAATGTAATTATTTTTTTAACAAAAATCAATTATCAATTGTTATCACAATGTAATTCACCGTCAATATTTGATAAATTTTTGGATAAACATCTTGATAAATCTTTTGAAGCCATTTTATAAACACCTTTTTTATTTTTACATTCAGCCCAAATCATAGGATATCTAAAATCTAATATTTGACAAGAATAAGTCCAATCACCAGGTGGTAAATTTTTCTTTTCACGATTATTATGAATAATTGGTCTGAATTCTTCTTTATAAGAATGTTTAAAAACAAATATAATTATACATAAAAGTAGAATAATAATTAAATTTTTATTCATATATATATTTTAGAATAAAAATTTAAGCTCTTGCTTGATCATCTGCCCATTTTTTGTTAATTTTTGATTGAGTAACATATCTTGAGTCATCCCATTGTTTTAAATTAACTGGATAATTTGATGAATCCGAAGGACATACTTTGCATGGAGCTGTATTAATACATACAGGAGGTCTAGGCATTGGCACTTGCCATTTATTAGTGTTTAAGATTGTATAATCATTGTCCCATTCATTAGATATCTTATCACCCAAAGGAGAATAAAAATCTGAAGGTAATTCACTATAAACTCTATCATCTTTAATTTTACCATCTCTACTTCTTACTTTAGATTTTCCTTCTTTCTTTAACATTTCTAATGAACTTATAACTTCTTCAACAGTCAATAATTTAGATCTCATCTTAAGTTGTATGTTTTCAATATCTCTTGCATCTAATACACCTTTTTCATTTAATTCCTTTAATAATGATTCGAAATATTTAGCTGCTATTTTTCCATTTGCATTTGGAATCATTCTACTATTTAATTGGTTTTTTAATTTATTAATTTGTTTTTCTAGTTCCCTTTTAATTTTATTAACCTCCATTGCACAACCAACTTTTGGTGCACTTTTAGAAGATTTATCTTTTAATTTTATTCTATCTTTATTCATTTTTGATTTAGGAGTAGCAGCTTCTGATCTTGGTTTACGTTCTCTTGATTTAGGAGTTGCTGCTGATCTTGGTGTACGTTCTCTTGATTTAGGAGTAGCAGCTTCTGATCTTGGTGTACGTTCTCTTGATTTAGGAGTGACAGCTACTGATTTAGGAGTGGCAGCTACTGATTTAGGAGTAGCTGCTTCTGATTTTGGTGTTGAAGCTACTGATTTAGGAGTAGCTGCTTCTGATTTAGGTGTTGAAGCTACTGATTTGGGTCTTGCAGCAGCGGCAGCTTTAGCAATTTGTATATCCATTTTCTTTTTCAATAAAGCATCAATATCAATATTAAGATCTAAAGCAAATGGATCTTCTTCTTTTGCAGCTTGTGCGAAACCTTCTCTTCTTTGTTTGGGATTTCTAAACATTGTACAATCAATCATAATAAAACCTACGGTAATAATAGCTAAAACTAAAATTAAATCTTTATTACTCATTTGTATAGATGGTATCATTTTTAAAATAGTATAAACTAAACCAGCTACAACTAGATATTTAACTATATCTTTTGTTGAAAATAATGAATCTTTCATTTATATAACATATTAGATATTTTTTTAAAAATTTTATTTTTTGTTATACAGAATAATTAGAACTAATACTATAATAACTAAAACTAAATTTAATGAATACATTATGAATAGTAAAGAAACATACGGATAAATTCTATTTGCAAAATTTGTGAATATTGGATTAATTACTTCTTGTTCAAGTTTTGTTTTATTTTCTTCTTTATTAATTTCTATTACAATTTTAGAAATGAAATCTTTAGTTAATTTATCTAACATTAACAAAACTAAGAATTTTATATTTTAATTTTTACTCATATAAAAATTGAATTATATTTTTTTTTAATTTATAATAAGACGGAATAATGCTTATAACTGAAAGAGATTGTATCATTTACAAACTTGGTAGAAATGCTCAAGAAAATTTTCAATTGATTGATGAAGCTAATGAAATTAATAGTGATTATTGGTGGTTTCATCTTAAAGACCATCCTTCAGGTCATTGTATTGTTCATACTAAAGATTTAGACAAATCAGTTTTGATATTCGCTGGATCTTTAGTCAAATCTCATTCAAAATTAAAAAATCAAAAGAAAGTCAAGATAATTTATGTTCAAATAAAATATATTAGAAAAACCAAGACAGTTGGGGAAGTCATTTTAAATCAAAAACCAAATGTTATAACATTATGAAATATTAATTTAGAAATTTATTTTTAAATTAAACCATTTTTTCTTTATTTATTAAAAAATTTGATAATAAAATATGTTATAAAGCTTTTCTAATATATATCAATATAATGTCTATAAATCCTATATATTACAGTGAAGATGTTAAAAAAATAGATAAGATTGAGTTTAGTGTTTTTAGAAATAAAGATGTTAAACAATACTCAGCAGTTAGTAGTGATCCCTTTGGAATTGACTTGGCTGAATCTTATGAAAATTATGAACCAAAGAAAGGTGGTTTAGTGGATTTGAGATTGGGAACATGTGATATTTATCTTCCGTGTACAACATGCGGTGAAAATTCATTAGATTGTCCTGGTCATTTTGGTCATACTGAATTAGCTGAACCTGTTTTTCACTTTGGATTTTTAAATCATTTGAAGAATGTTTTACAATGTATTTGTTTGAAATGTTCTAATCTTTTGGTTGAGAAATCTGATAATCAATTTAAGAAAGCATTAAATAAAAAAGCAGAAGCTAGATACAAAGAAATTAAAATATTGACCAAAAATGTTAATTATTGTTTTCATTGTGGTGTTCCAGTACCTAAAATCAAACGTGAAGTCAAAGATAATGGGTCTATTAAAATTATGATTGAACGTGATGTTAATACTGGTACAGGTAATGAAAAAGAAGAACTAGCAAATGTTAAAAAAATTAAAGAATCATTAAGTCCAAGAGATTGTTATAATATATTGCGTAATGTTTCTGAAACTGACTGTTATGTACTCGGATTCAATCCTAAAATGCATCGTCCAGAAGATTTAATTATAGAAAAATTTCCGATTCCTCCAGTTATTATTAGACCAACTGCTAAAGTTGATTTTATGTCAGCAGCTACTATGGAAGATTCATTAACTCTAAAAATATCAGATATTATTACTTCTAATAAACGTGTAAGACAACAAATGGAAAAAGAAACAGTATCAAACGAGTTATCAACTTATAATCAAGACATTTTTAACTTACTTCAATATCATGTAGCAACTTATTTTGATAATGAATCTGTCAGTTTACCACGAACTGAATTCAAAACTGGTGGACGTACTACTAAATCAATCAGTGACCGCATCAAAGGTAAAGCTGGTCGTGTCAGAAGCAATCTTATGGGAAAAAGAGTGGATTTTTCTGCACGTACAGTTATCACATCTGATCCATACATTGATATTGATCAAGTGGGAGTACCTAAAAAGATAGCTATGGAATTAACAATTCCAGAAGAAGTAACACCATTTAATATAAAATATCTTACTGGTTTAGTCAAAAATGGACGAGATGTATACCCCGGTGCAAACTTTGTTTTGCGTGTTAATTATCGCGACGGTAAATCTGAAATCCAAAAAATTGACTTGAAATATCGTAAGAAAGCAATTAAATTAAATTTTGGTGATGTTGTCGAACGTCATTCAGTTGACGGTGATTATGTTTTATTCAATCGACAACCCACACTTCACAAACCATCCATGATGGGTCATAAGATCCAAGTCATCGATAATGACAACCTAAATGCATTTCGAATGAACGTATCTGTATGCAAACCTTATAACGCCGATGGAAAAATCGTCAAAGTCGGCAAAAGGAAGAATTGATAAAATTTTACTTCCTAGTTCCATCGTAATGGAGCAACACTTTCAAACTGCGGGAAACCCCCTAAAATAAATTGAAAAATATTTCGTTAAAGAAAAGTTATCATACTCAGTAATGAGTAATAAAAATGAGCAATTAAAAAAATGTAATACATGCACAATTGTATTAACCGATGATAATAAAGTCAAAAGCAAGAATATTTGTAAAGAATGTCATAAAAAGAAATGTCGTGAACATTATGAAAAAAATATTCAACCAAATATTCTTGTTAAAATAGAAGAAAAATCAAAGGTTATCAAAAAATGCAATAATTGTTCAATTCCATTAACTGATGAAAATCAAGTTAAAGGCAGAAATCAATGTAAAGAATGTCGAAGCAAACAATATGAAAGTTATATAAAAGAAAAACTTTCAAAACAATATAATACTTTTGATGGGACAAAGAAATGTTCTAATTGTCAAAAAGTATTAACTTTGGAAAATTGTACTAAAAACCGCCCTATATGTAAAGAATGTTATAATGCCAAATGCAATGATTATAAAAAAAATAATCACGAAAAAGTATCTGAAAACCACAAAGAGTATTATGAAGCAAATAAAGATAAAATTGCTGAATACTACAAAAAACATTATGTGGATTGTAAAGATACTTATTTGGAAAATAATCGTAATTGGCGTAAGTCAAATCGAGAACACATTCGAAATCATGAAAATGACAGAAATCATCACAATCCAATTTTAAGACTTAAAAAATCTTGTAGAACAAGAATTTGGCAAGCTCTTAAAGATTATAATGGTAAACAAGATAGAACTATTAAATATCTTGATTGTGATATAGGGTTTTTAAAAAAATGGTTAAAGTACAAATTTACAAAACAAATGACTTGGGATAATTATGGAACATATTGGCATGTAGATCATGTCATTCCTTGTTCAAAGTTTGACCTTTCGTATGATGAAAACATTGCGCATTGTTTCAGATGGACTAATTTACAACCATTAACTGGTCCTGAAAATCTTATGAAACAAAATAGAGTTGACAATGTTGAAATCATAAGTCATTATAAAATTGTTAAAATGTTTGCAAAAGAAAATAACATTGATATTCCTGATTTTAATTATGAGAAGTACTTAGTTAATGAAAATGATTCGGGTGAATGTGAAAATATACTAGAGGATTATTTTGGATCTACTAGTTCTGAATATACATCATCTGATGAATCTTATTATGATAACAAAACTAAAAATGAAATAGAAATAAGTTATATACTACCACTCTCTAATGGTAACATTTGAGAGGAACAGGGTTAATAGCCCTTTGCAAGTCGCAAGATGAGCAACTTGAAACAATAAAAAGTTTCAAGCCCAATGGTAATAATGTATATAACTGGAGGCAAAACCTCCAGGGACAATCCGCAGCCAATGGCTTTCAATAAAATGGAAGCACAAGGTTCAACGACTAGATGGAAGTGGGTCTTATAGGTTTTTTACCTATTTGGCTTAAGGTATAGTCTAATCCCACCAGTAATGGTGTCTATATTCGGGGTTAAATACTGTTACGACTTTGGTGTAAACCATTGGGTATTTAACAACAACGTATAGAGGCAAATAGAAATATTTGCTGGTGATAAATTTGTGAATAAAATTGAAATTATTTGTTAATCATTTTAAACATTCCTACTCTAATGCAAGAAACAGAAGATACAGGAGTTATATATATGATAACAAATAAAGTCAATAAAATGAAATACATCGGTAAAGCATTTTCATATGTTAAAAATGGTAAACAAAAAATTAGAAAACATGGTGCACAAGATAGATTGTACAAACATGTTAAAGCTGCTTTAAATAACAGCAATGATATACCATTATTATATGAAGATATGCGAAAACACGGAACAGACAATTTTACTGTGGAAACATTAGAAGTCTGTTTGAAAGAAAATCTTAAAGCAAGAGAAACACATTATACAAAGCTTCATAAAACATGTGAAAAAGAAATTGGTTATAACTATCATGTAGGTGATAATAAACCAAAAGACAAAGAACATGTTAAACAATATGAAGAAAATAAAGTACTTACCAATAAGACTAGAGCTATTGATGGTAAATTGAGACAATCAGATGAAGTCAAAGATTTACCACCAAATGTTTACAAACGAGCGAATGGATTATTTGCTCAAATCAAAATAAATGGTACTTTGTATAATAAGGCTTTCTTAAGCTCTAAAGATTCAGATGAAGAAAAACTTAAACAAGCCAAATTGTGGTTAGCTAACACTAAACAGCAATATGGTGATATCGAAGTTTAACTTCATTACGATGTAAACCGATGGTAAAACACAAATTTATCCAATGTTCGACGGAGACGAGATGAATATACATCTTGCACAATCAATTCAAGCCAGAAATGAACTCAAACGTATAGCAAACGTTCAATATCAAATAGTAGGTACAAAAGATTCAAGTCCAATTATTGGTTGCCAACAAGATACTTTATCAGGTGCATATATGTTATGTGAACCTAATGTAAGAATCAAAGGTTGGGAGGTTGCTAACATATTATGTAATACAACATCTGATACTAAATTTGAAATTGAAATGAATAAGGAATATACAGGTCATGAAGTTTTCTCACATATTATTCCAGCTGGTATTAATAATACAAAAAAATCAGGTGATAAAGTTTCTTTCCAAATTGTAGATGGTAAATTTACAACTGGTTATTTAGACAAGGCATCTTTAAGTTTTGCCAAAAATTCAATTATTCATTTTATTTGGGATAAATTTGGTCCTAATAAAACCAGAAGATTCATTGATGATTCCCAAAGATTGATTCTCAACTATTTATTAATTAGAGGTCAAACAGTCGGTTTTAAGGATACAGTTGTAGATAATAAAATGAATCAACAAATTCAACAAATAATTAACCAAAAAATTTTAGAATCAAAATATGCAATCACTCAATATGAAAACGATTTGGATCAAGTATCTTTAGAAGCTATTGAAGCAAACTTAACAGGAGAATTGGGTTCAGTCCAAGCTAATATTGGTAAAATTTTGATGTCATATTATGATACCACTAACTTTTTCTGGACATCAGCTATTTCTGGTGCCAAAGGTAACTCAACTAACGTAGCCCAAGTATCAGGTGTACTTGGTCAAAACAATGTTGAAGGATCTCGTATTAAGAAGAAAGTAGAAGGGCGTGCATTAGTCTATTGGCACAGAGATGATGATACACCAGAAGCTAGAGGTTTTATCAAAAGCTCATTCTTGTCTGGATTGAAAGGCTTTGAATTCTTCTACAATGCATCAGCTGGTCGTGAAGGTTTAATCGATACAGCTATTAAATCAGTAACATGGGAAACACCAATTGTTATTATTGAAAATAGGCAACCATTATACACACCAATTGGTAAGTGGATTGATGGTTTATTAGATTCTAATCCTGATAAAGTAGAATATATGAAAGAACAAAATATGGAAATTATGGATTTAAATGAAGGTATTTATATTCCAACTACTGACTATAATGGTAATGTTACTTGGGGTAAAATTTCAGCAATTACTCGTCATGATCCAGGTAAACAATTATATGAAATTAAAACTAGTGGTGGTCGTTCAGTAATAGTAACAGAATCCAAATCATTATTAATTTGGAATTCTGAAACTAAACAATTTAAGGAAAAACTTACCCCTGAAATTAATATTGGGGATTTAGTTCCTGTGACAATGGAACTAACACAACCACCAATTACATTGACACATATAGATGTATCTAAATATTTATCTAAGAAAGAATATGTATATGGTTCTGATTATCATAAATCAATTCAATTAATGAAACAAGCAATGATAGGTCGTGAAAAGATTCCTCCTGGTTGGTGGGAATCTAATAATGACAAAGAATTTATACTACCATATACTAAAAAATCTTCATTACAAAGATGCTTAATTAGATCAAATCAAGAAAATATTTGTTATGGTTGTGTATATCCTTATGCTGCTAGTAGAATGGAAGCCAAAATACCTGAATATTTTGAATTAAATGAATCAAATGGTATTTTCTTGGGTTTATTTTTAGCCGAAGGATCTATAACAGATAGATGTGTAAGAATAACAAATATAAATGAAAATATTAAAAATTTTGTAAAGGAATGGTTTGATTCATATTCAATTAAATGGCAAGAAGAAAATAAAATTAACAAAATAGGAGGACAATCAACTTCTATTAGAGGATACTCTACTATTCTTGAAAGATTTTTAACAAGTCTTGTAGGTGAAGGTGCTGAAAACAAATATGTTCCATCTGAAGCATTTGTGGCACCTGAAAACTTTATTATTGGATTATTAAATGGTTATTTTTCTGGAGATGGATGTATTACTAAAAATTCTATTGATGCTAGTTCATGTTCTAAAAGATTAATTGATGGTATTAACATGTTGTGTTCACGTATTGGAGTATTTGGTAAGGTATATACTACACATCTTAAATCCAATAATTTAGGTACAGAAAACATAAAACCATCTCATAGATTAAGAATTTCAGCTCAATGGGCTAAAAAGTTTTCTGAAAAAATAACACTTTTAGAAGAAAAAAGAAATAAGAAAATGAAAGATAAAAAATGGTCATCTAAACATTTAAATTTTGATTCATTAAATGATATCGTATTGGATCCAATTACTGAAATTAAATTAGTTGATGTAAAAGATCATCCTAAAGTTTATGATTTAACAATTCCTTCAACATTTAATTTTGGATTAGCAAATGGTCTTCAAGTCCGTGATACGGCAACCACAGGATATATCCAACGGCAATTAATTAAAGGTCTTGAAGATTTGTCGATTAGATACGATGGTACCAATCGAAATGCCCGTGGTATTATAGTACAAACTGTTTATGGTGAAAATGGTATTAACCAAGCAACCCAAACAGAAATTCAATTAAATATTTTAGGAATGGATAACAAAACTTTGGCTGATAAATTAACATTTAGTCCAGAACAAATTAAAAAATTGGAAAAAGCTATTAAATTATCAAGTAAAGAATTAAATGACTTTAATGATAAACATATTGAAAAATTAAAAGCATTCAGAGACGAAATGAGGAAAATTCAAGCTTATGCTTTAATTAACTATAAAGTACTTGAAGAAAAATTTGTATTACCTGTTAACTTGTTTCGTATTACTCAAGATTATTCCAATCAAAAGGAATCACTTGAATTAAAACCACAAGAAATTATGGATGCAATTGAAAGCTTTTTATCAGATTACGACAATAGATTGATTACTTCATTAAAACCAACTGATAAATTCATGAAACAAGATGATCGTAATCTTAAATTTTTATTAGAAGTTGCATTGAATGAATATTTGGCACCAGTCAAATGTATTTTTGAATATGGATTAACCAGAAAGAATTTCTATGATATGATGAAAGAAATCAAAATGAGCTTTATTAAAGCCATTGTCGAACCAGGTGAAATGGTTGGCATCATTGCGGCACAAAATGTGGGCGAGCCCACCAGTCAGATGAGCACTCATCAAGAAACACAAGTAAAATTTGTGATAAAAAATTTACCATCAAATACCATCGAATTAAAAACAGTTAAAATTGGGGAACTATGTGATGAAATTATTAAATCTAATCCAAGTTTAACCATTAATACTGGTTATGTTAATAGTGTGGAAACTGATTTAACAACTCTACCAAATGAATATTATATTATAGGTGTTGATGGTCAAGAAAAAACTCATTGGAATAAAATTTCACATGTTAGTAGACATCCAGTAAATGGTCAATTAATGACTGTAGAAACTAAAAGTGGAAGAAAGACTACAACAACATTATCACATTCACACTTAATTCGTAGGAATCAAACTGTTGAACCTATTACTGGTGCCGACTTACAAGTTGGAATGCGTATTCCAGTTGCTAAGCAAATTGAAAATACTTTTATTAAAGATAAAATTAAAATTGGTGTTAAGGATCATTTATTGGACAATCTGTTTGGATGGTTTATTGGCGCATATTTGGCTGAAGGCAATATTAATCATAATCAAATTTGTATCACCAATATATCAGATACATTTATTAATAAAACAACAGAATTAGCAGCAAGATTTGGTACTGAAACTAAAGTTTCACGATATCAAGGTGAGTATGGACCAGGCGTTACAACCAAATTTAGTCATGAATCATTAGCTAAGTTTATGTTAGAAACAATGGGTACCGGATCATTCGTTAAACGTGTTCCAGACTTTGCCTTTACAGCTCCTAATGAATTCAAAGCTGGTTTAATCCAAGCATATTTTGATGGAGATGGGAACTTTCAATCTGATGAAACCAGGAAACAAATTAGAGTATGTAGCAGAAGCGAACAATTAATTAGTGACATTAGTTTGTTACTTAACTACTTTGGAATCTTTGGTTCAATTAAAGTTCAAACTGTTAAAGATCAACCAATTTATAATTTAGCTATGAGTGCCAGATATGGTCCTGATTATGAGAAACACATTGGATCATTACTTCACCGAGAAAAATTAAATGCTATTGTTCAATATGCTACTCGTGATGATGCTCATAACTTATCTGATGATATCGACAAGATTAATGGTCTTGGAGATATAATAGCCAAATGTGGAAAGACTTTAGCACTACCAGGACAAAGTAGAACTTATGGACGATGGGCTAAGAAAGATTCTATTGGTAGAAGAACATTGAGTAAATATGTTAGTATTTTTGAATCTGATGAAAATGCTAGCAAGATTCAACCCGAATTAAGAATTCTTAAACAAGCATTAAATTCAGATGTTATTTGGGATGAAATTGTTAATATCAACATATATACTCCAGATCAAAATGAATATGTATATGATTTTACAGTTCCAGGAAACCAGACATTTATGGTTGATTCGGGAGTCATTGTACACAATACTTTGAACACAAAACACTTTGCTGGTGTTGCATCTAAGGGTTCAGCAAACATGGGTGTTAGTCGTATTTTAGAATTGATACATTATACTAAAAATATTAAAACACCACAAATGACAATCTATTTTAAAGATCAATATTCAAATGATAGATCAGCATTAAACAAAGTAATTAGTTACTTCAAACATTTATCAATCAGACAATTAATTTCAGCAGCAGAAGTATATTATGATACAGGATTACAAGATGAAAATGGTAAAAAAATTAAATCAGATAATGTTTCAACACCATTTTTTGTTAACAATCAAAAAGCAGATATTGGATCTCTACCATTTGTTTTTAGAATTAAAATGGATATTGAAAAGATGATTGAAAAAGAAACTACACTATTAGATATTAAAACTAAGTTTATTTCTCATTGGTATAAAAACTACACAAATTTGAAGAATCTAAAGAAAAATGAAAAAGAAGTAATTAGTAGAATCAGTAGATGTGCTATTTTATCAAATAGTCCAACTGATAAAGAACAAATAATTCATGTTAGATTTTCAATGAGTTCATTCAACTACAATATAATTACTGAATTTTTAAGAATGGTTTTCGATGATATAACACTAAAGGGAATTGAAAATATTCAATCAATCGATGTATCACAAGAACGTATTATTAAATTTGATCAAGATACTGGTGCTCATAAGACAGAGAAAGAATATGTTGTAGTTACAGCTGGTATTAATTTTGAGAAAATGAGAATGATGAAAGGTATAGATTTAACAAGAGTTAAATCAAATGATATAGTTACTACATTAAGATTATATGGTATTGAAGCTGCTCGACAAATTTTAATTCATGAATTAACAGAAACTTATGTGAGCGGTGGTTCCAGAATTAATCAAAACCATTTGTCTCTACTAATTGATCAAATGTGTCATTTGGGTGAAATTATTTCTATGGATCGCCATGGTTTAGGTAAGATCGATATTGATCCAATAGCAAGAGCATCATTTGAGAAGACAATGGATCATTTTGTTAATGCAGCAATATTTAATGAAAAAGATAATATGAAATCAGTAAGTTCTCGTATTGCAGTAGGTCGTGTAATTCCAGGTGGTACTGGTGCATTTGACTTATTACTTGATACTAAGAAATTAGAGAATTCAGAATATACAGAAAATGAAACTGGAGGTCGTATTACCTTCAAATTATTAGAAGAAGATCCATTATTACAAGATATCGTAAAACACGACTATGTAAAACATGGTTTTTTCATGCCAACTATTGGCAAATAAATTATTTTATTAAATTAAAAATTATTTATTTATAATTAATTTAATTAAATTACTTAGGAGATAATCAAATCACCATTTTTAACTATAATTTCATAATATAAGTAAGTACATAGAAAGGTGGCATATTTTCATGTGCTTGATTACCACCTTTGTGATCTGTAGTAAAAGTATGACTATGATTTCCAGCATCATTTGTTCCCAGACCTCCATCACTACCTTGGAGAGGTTGAAAATTATGACTACAATTTCTACAATCACGACCAAAACCCTTATATATATTTGTAAAATGATTATGATTACCATTTGTACTAGTAGACCCAGAATGATTATGGTGTGGCATTTGAGCTTCAGTTATGGCTACAGTTTCTGCACCACCTGTAGTATTCATACCTCTAGATCCACCATTACCAAATATAAATCTACCTCTTAAATCTGGTGTTCCTTGAGAACCATTACATATTGCCCATCCTGTAGGTGCTGTTGTTTGATTATAAGCTACTATTGTTCCAGTTGGTAAATAATTAAATGAACCTTGAACTGTTAAATTACCAGCAACAGTTAAACCACTTTTATCTTGTATTTTTTTAGACAAATCAGCTAAATTACGAATAGCTTCAACATCTGCTTTATATATTCTACTAATAGCAGCACTAATCTCATTAGAAACATTGGTCATAGGTTCTTTGTTAGATGTGCACCAATATTGGTGAAAAATAAAAACAAAAATTATACCTATTAAAATTATATTATGTTTTCCAGATTTTAAATCTTCTAATAAACTCATTTATTAAAATATATTAGAATATTTTTTTTATAAAAATTATAATTTCATAATATATGTTAGAACATAAAATGGTGGCATATTTTCATGTGCTTGACCACCACCAGTATTATGAATATGATGAGAATGTTGTCCGGCATGATGTGTAGAAAACTGATTTAATCTAGCAAAACCTTGAGCAGATCTATCACCACTGGTTCTATTTCCTCCGCCGAAACTATTTGGATAAGTTCCAGGAGGCCAAACTATCCAATCTGAATTAATCCCATGATTATGATTACCATTTGCATCAATAACATGACTATGTGCAGGCATTTGATGAGTAGCAAGTGCTACAGTTTCAGCACCACCAGTAGTATTCATACCTCTAGATCCACCATTACCAAATATAAATCTACCTCTTAAATCTGGTGATCCATTTGAACCATTACAAAGCGTCCATCCACTTGGTGCAGATGTTTCATTATAAGCTACTATTGTTCCTCTTGGTAAATAATTAAATGAACCTTGAACTGTTAAATTTCCCGGAAGAGTTAAACCACTTTTATCTTGTATTTTTTTAGACAAATCAGCTAAATTACGAATAGCTTCAACATCTGCTTTATATATTCTACTAATAGCAGCATTAATATCATTTGATACATTAGTCATAGATTCTTTAAACTGGTTTTGTGTTATAGATTTTGAAATACACCAATATAAATTAAAAATAAAAATAAATAAGATAACTAATATTATGCTTTTAACATCACCGTTTTTTAAATCTTCTAATAATCCCATATATTATATTATATATTATATATTTTTTTTTTTATTATAACTTTATAAATATACTTTATCTAACATGAATTTCTGTCTATTTTTATTAAATTAACAATTTTTATTAATTTAATTAAATTACCGTGGAACTCCACAAAATCTACCTGCACAACCACCACCAGCACCATCACCAAAATATACTCTACCATTTGCAATAAACTGACCACTATTACCTTGTGTTACAATAGTGTTACCACCACCAGTATTCATGGTAAAATTAGTTCCAGTTAAATGCCCATTTATATTAACATTCCCTGAAATAGTTCCACCTGTTTTATCATATTTATTTGATAGTTGAGAATTTACATTAGATATTTGATTATTTACATTTGAATTAATATTATTAATTGCATTATTGATGTTCGAGCTTAATTGAGAATTAACACTATCAATTCTATTATTTAATCCTGAAAGCGATAAACTATTATTACTTATTTCACCACCAGACTTTATTTGTCCTTGAACAGTTAAGTTTCCTGGAAGTGTAAATCCACCATTTTGTATTTTTTTGACAAATCAGCTAAATTTCTAATGGCTTCAACATCTGCTTTGTAAATTGTGCTTATAGCTGCCTTAATATCATTTGATACATTAGTCATATATTCTTTTTTAGATCTAGAATTTCTTGATGCACACCAATATAAATTAAACAACAAAATAGCAAAGATAACTAAAACTATGCTTTTAAAGTCACCATAATATATTATATATTATATATTATATTTTATAATAAAAAATTATAAATATTTTTCAATAGAATCAGGCATTTCTTTAATATCCATTTTATAAAAATGTTTCATTTTATTGAATGTTTTTACGTCTGATGGGTCTGTCATCTTAACCATTGTAATTGCTACACCTTTTTTATCAAATCTACCACACCTGCCGATTCTATGTACATAAGTTTCCTTATTTGGTGGTAAATCATAATTTATAACTAAATTAACTTGAGGAACATCAATACCTCTGGATAATAAATCTGTAGTCAATAATAATCGAGTTTTTCCTTCTCTAAATGTTTTAACAACTTCATCTCTTTCCGATTGATTCATATTTGAATGAATAACAGTGATTGGAAAATTATTTTGTTTTAAATTTTGTTCTAACCATTCTACTTTTCTAATAGTGTTACAAAATATAATAGCTTGAGATGTTGAAACTAAATTATATAAATCTAATAAAGTATCAAATTTAAGATCTTCTTTCTCAACATCTAAATAAAATTGACTAATTAAATCTACTACTACTTCATTATTTTTTAATAAAACTTTAATTGGTTCATGAGTAAATTTTTTACTTGCATTAAAAACATTAATTGACATAGTTGCAGATATTAAAACTACTTGGACACCACTAGGTGCTTTTTCAAAAATATTATTTAATTTTTCGCTTATTCCATCGGATAATATTTCATCGGCTTCATCTAATACTATAAACTTTAGTTTATGAATATTGATTTTTTTTTCACTTATCATATGATATATTCTGCCTAAAGTACCAACTACTACAGAACTAATTTTTAAATCAGCCCGATTTTTATTAATATCAGTACCACCAATACATTTTGCGATTTTATGATCAGTATATTTTGCTAAATCTTCTGCAACATGATGAACCTGATCAGCCAATTCTCTAGTTGGAGTTATAACTATTCCTTGACATGTTTTCTCTTCAGATTCTAACCTATTCATAACCCCTAATAAATAAGTAGCTGTTTTACCAGTTCCAGATTGTGATTGTAAAATACAATCTTTACCAGTATTAATTGAACTAATACCTTTAATTTGAATTTTAGATGGTTGTGTAAAACCATGTAAATAAACTCCTTTTAATAAATTTTCATTTAAGTTAAGACTATCAAAATTTTCTATTTCAGTTTCCATTTATAATTATAACTAATAGTCTCTTTAAGTCTTTTTTATTTTATAATATTAGATAATGGATAAAAAGTTTAATCTCAATTCAAAGTATTTATTTTCAAATCAATTAATTGAATATCTAAATATTCCTAATAAATCATATACTATCAATGAAATAAAAGATATTGTTAAAATAAAAATATTTAATAATAAAAAAAATAAACAATTAACATGGGATGAAATTTTTTTATTTAATTTGGATGATTTTAAAGTTATTAATTATAATCATATGATAAAACTAATTATTAACAATTTTATTATAAAACATGAAAATCAACCAAATTGTAAATTTTACTATTATTATCAAATACCCAAAGAAGTGAAGAAAATAGATTAATAACCATCATATGTAATAACCTGAAAAAAATTGAATTAATGATATATTGATCTAAAGATTTTATATATTAATGTCAAACAAATCCGCTAAAGAAATGACTACTAATTATACCGACGTTAATGTTTCTCAAGTAAATTTTACAGATCTTGAAGAAAACACTCGTTCAAAAGGGCAAAGAATTTCATACATTCGTTACACTAATCCTGATACAGGATCAGAAGTACCATTATTTATTCAATTTCCATGGATTCATCTTTCATCTTATGGTGTTCCTAAATTAGGTGAATATTATTCAGATGATGCACAACGTTCATTTGTTAAGGTACCACTAGATCAATCGGTTCCAGAAGTAAAACAACTAAGTGACATGCTTCGAAAATTAGATGATAAGCTAGGTTCTACTGAATTTAAAGAAAAAATGTTTGGTAATAAAGCTTCCAAGTATGAGTATCAACCAATTTTTAGAATGCCTCAAGAAGAAGATGAAGATGCTAAGAAAGACTTGAAGAAAGATTATGGTCCTCGTCATCCATACATGAAACTTAAAATTGATACAACATATCCTGACAATCAAGTTAAATCTATTGTATTTACTTCAGTTATGGAAGGTAGCAAACGAGTCAGAAATAAAGTTGATAGTATTAAATCTATTGATGACTTTTCATCTCATGTTTGTTGGATGAGCCGTATTCGTCCTATTGCACGACCAGTTAAACTATGGGCTCAAGCTGCTAGTAAGAAAGATCCAACTTATGGTCTCACATTTAAGATTGCAAAGACTGAAGTAGAACCTCCAGTTAAATCTAGTTCAAATGTTAAACAATATCTTGAATCAGATGCATTTTTAGATTCTGATGAAGAATCAGATACAGTTCCTACTGTTGCTCCTACTAAGCAAGTTGCTAAAAAAGTAACACCTCAAGTTAAAGGCAAACAAGTAGCACAAGTTGATTCTGAATCTGATGAAGAAGATGTACCACTTAGTCGAACAGCTTCTTCAAAGGCACCTGTTAAGAAAGTAGATTCAGAATCTGAAGATTCTGAAGAAGATGATGTTCCACTTAGCAGAACAGCTTCTGCTAAACCAAGTGTTAAAAAAGTTGAGTCAGAAGATGATGAAGAGTCGGATGAAGATGTCAAACCAAAGAAAGTTGCGTCGAAGACTTCAGCAGCAAAAACAGCAACTTCTACCAAGTCTAAGAAAGCAACTAGTTAATTTATTTTAATTATTAAATCAATATATAAAATTATTTAAGGAGTATTTTTTATTATATATAAATACATTATGAATAGCCAAGAACCATTTAAAATTAACAATATAGATTTAAATAAAATAGTATATCCCAAAGATAGATCAAATGATAAAAAAAAAATTATTTTAATAAAATATAATGATAAAGGTAAATTAAAAAATTTTGTTTTTCAAACACCAACTCTACTAAATATAGGTAAAGTACAAATGTTTAATGGATATTATGAGATTGAATTAGCATTAGTTGGTAAAGAAAAGGATAGAGTAAATAATTTTATTGATTTTCTTTGTGAACTTGAAAATAAGATTAAATTAGATGCTAAATCATATGCTTCCAATTGGTTTAACATAACCGATGAAAATCAAACTATAAATTTTCAAAAAATTATAAGAGAATCTGAAGAGTATTCAAATGGTACAATTAAATTAAAAATAATCAAAAATAATGATTTTGAAACAATTTTACAGCAAAATAATTCAAAGAGAATTAGTATAGATTCAATACCTGATGATTGTTGGACAAAAATGATTTTAGAATGTTATGCTATTTGGATTAATTCAAACAATGATTTTGGTATTTTCCTTCGACCTATTTTAATTTCATTTACACCTAAAGAAACCTATAATTATAGATTTATAGAAGATTCGGATGAAGGAGATGAATTTGATGTTCCAGATACTGAAGTTAATAATAATATTTTTATGAATATTAAACATAACACTAAAAAAAGTTATACAGATTCAACATCTCAATTAGAAGTTGATAATTTAATTAGAGATTTACAAGGAGATTTAGAAATCACTCAAGAATCTGAAAAAGAAATAAATAATTTAGATATAGATTTAGGAACTAAATTATCTAGTAGCGATAGTTATGAATCTAGTAATATTGATGCAGAAACATCTGATTTATAATTTTTATAATGCTTAAAATAATTTATTATTATTTTAAACATTTAAAGACAATACAACTATTCTAAATATATCAAAAATTCTCGATGTCTATTTTAGAATCAACAAAATTAAATAACGAGGTTTTTAAAAATATTCAAATTACTTCTCAAGAAAATATGATTATAAAATCACTAGAAAAATTTTATGAAGATGAACAAAATATAAATTTATTTATTCCTATTTTAAATTTTGAATCAAAAATTTCAATTAGATTAATTGATTATTTTATAACAAAATATTCAAAAAATAATAAAACAAATTATAAATTAAAAGAAAATGATGTTGAACAAATTTTTAATGTTCATACATCTTATAAGCAGCAATTAAAAGCTTATCAAAAAAAACATTTTGATCCATTTAGTAGAGGTGATAGAATACCATATTTTATTGGTGATAATTGTGTAATAACCACGATAGGACAATTAAATTTTTTTAAATGGTTCATATCCAAAAAAATTTACGAATATATTAATTTAAATCATGATATTATAGAATTAGATATGAATAAAAAAAATAAAAATGATAAAAAAAAATCAAAAAAATCCACTAAAATTAAAAAATTTATTAAACCAGCATCTGTATGCAATACATTTACTTTAAATTCTAATTATATATCTAAATCTTCTGAATTAAGTATAATGACCTTTTCTGAATCAAAAGCTGATAAAATAGTGGTTTCTTTTAATTTTAATTAATTACATAAAAAAATTGATAAAATAATTTATTAAACCCAAGACTCATATACTAATGCCATCTAAAAATACTAAGGATACTAATGATGTTAAAGTTTCTAAAACTAAGAACACCAAGAAGGATGTTGAATCTGAAGACGAAGAACCTCAACCTGTTTTGAAAACAACCAAAGGCAAAAAAGTAGTAGATTCATCTGATGATGAAGTTAAAGAAACTAAATCTACTAAACCAACTAAGAAAGCTGAAGTAGTTGAAGAACATTCTGATGAAGATGAAGAAGTAGATTCAGATTCTGAATCATCTGATTCAGAAGATGAAGCAGTTGAAAAGAAAACCAAAGAAAAGAAAACAAAAGAATCATTTGAAGAACTAACTAAAAAGTTAGAAGCTCTTCGTAGTGATATTAAAGATGTCAACAAAGAAATCAGTGAACTTGAAAAGCAACTTAAATCTCGTGAGAAAGTAAGGAATGATTATGAACGTCAGTGCAATGCAATTGTTAAGGTACTAAGTAAAACACATACTGATGAAGTAAATAAAGCTATTAAATCTAAACCCAAGCGTAAAGGTAATGTAAACGGTGGTTTTAATAAAGAACAACCAGTTCCAGAAGTTTTGGCTAGATTTCTTGGACTTGAAGAAGGTGCAAGTATGGCTCGTCCCAAAGTTATGAGTGCATTAAATAATAAATTTACTGAACTCAAACTTAAGGATGGTCAGAACACTACACTTGACAAGGCAACCGCTAAAGCTCTAGGTCTTGGTAAAGAAGGT